GTTGTAGCATCGTCGAGTTGTCCGAGCATGTCGCGCGGGCGATGGACAAGTATCGGCCCGATGCGTGTTTCGTCGAGGGCGACGGGGTCGGCGGCGGGGTGGTGGATATTTTGAAGGGGTCGGGCTTCAGGATCACGGAGGTCAATACGGGCGGCGGCGCGCAGGACAAGGACATGTACGCCAACCACCGGACGGAGATGTGGGGACGTATGCGGGACTGGCTACCCAGCGCGTCGATACCGAGCCATGACGGTTTGATCGAAGACTTGTGCGCGCCGATGTACGACTTCACGCTCAAGGGGCAGTTGAAGTTGGAGCCGAAAGAGAAGATGAAGAAGCGCGGCCATGCCTCGCCCGACTATGGGGACGCCCTGGCGATGACGTTTTCCAAGACGATCAGCCGCCGCGACACCAGATCGTCCAGACAACTCAAGAAGAAAAGGGTTGCCAGGGACGTTGATTATGAGATATTTAGCTAGAGCTTTCTAGTTCTTCTCTCGGAAGGTGACGCAATTTGCGTCGATTTTTCCTCCAGACTACCGGGGTCGGCTTGTGTCGGCCCCGGTTTTTTTTTTTTTTTTTTAGAGGTGTGGTGATGCGCGTAGGTTTGTGTCGGCGTTTCAGGCCATTGGCCGCGCCGGTTGGCGTATCGGCTATTGTGAGCGACCTTTTTGAGCTTATGACCCGCCGGAAGGTTTCGATTTCGGAGATCGCTGATGAGAGCGGCGTCAATAAGAACACGATTTATACCTGGAGAATTTCGCGTGTACCGTCAATCACGAATTTTGAGGCTGTGGCGAATGCCCTTGGTTATAAACTGCGCCTCGTAGAGATACCGCCGGGTAGCGCCGATGACCCGGAAGACGTTTAAACTCCCTGTCTTGCGTCGGGGCGTTTTTTCATGTTAGCTTGGCGCGTTGCAACATTTAGTAGGAGACTTCAATATGGGTGGCTTATTTGGGGGCCGCAGTTCACAACCCGCTCCTCCTCCTCCTCCTCCTCCTCCCCCGTCACGATCTGATGCCGACGTTCAGGCCGCCGCATTGGCTACTCGCCAGCGCAGGGCGTCAGCAACGGGTAGGACGGAAACGGTCTTGTCAAAGGGCGCTGACGAAGAAAACCTGACGGCCAGGAGATTGTTGGGTTCAGCGTAATAGGCCGTCGTCCGTAAGAAGAAACCGACGATCCTCTTGTTAGGAGATCAGCCGTGAGTGACATGGCCGCGCAGATTATCAAACGGTTTAACCAGTTGGAGAGTGAGCGGGGAACCTGGGAAAGCCACTGGTCGGAAATAGCCGACAGGGTTTTACCCCGGTATTCCGATACCTTCTTTAAACCGACATCTGAACAGACCAAGGGCGAGAAGCGCACGGAGAAGATGTTCGACAGTACGGCGGGGTTGGCGTTGGAACGCTTCTCTGCCGCGATGGAGAGTATGCTGACGCCGCGAACACAACGCTGGCACAGGTTGAAACCTTCCGACGATGCTCTGGCGCGTGATCGTGATGTCAAGTTGTGGTTCGAGGCCGCGACCAACGAACTGTTTAAACAACGCTATGCGACCAAAGCCAATTATGCCAGCCAACAGCATGAAGTCTATATGGGTCTGGGTGCGTTCGGCACGGGCATCATGTTTACGGATTTCCATGACCAGGGCGGGTTGAGGTATCAGGCAACCAACCTCAAGGAAATTCTCTTTGAAATGAACCACCAGGGGCTTGTTGATACGTCCTACCGGAAATATTCACTGACGGCACGGCAGATGATACAGCGTGTCGAAGCGAAGCGGTGGGACAGCGTACCGGCTGAAGTCACGAAGGCGGCAGAGAAGACCCCCGATAGACCCTTTGAGATTATCCATTGTATTCGCCCACGCATCGAGGTCGAACCGGGTAGGCTGGATGCTCGCGGCAAGCCGTGGGCGTCTTTCTATATCGCGGTTCAGGGTCAGCATGAATTGAGCAAAGGCGGGTTCGACACCTTTCCATATCAAATTAGCCGCTACGTTACCGGGCCGGGTGAAAAATATGGTCGTTCACCGGCCATGCTCGTATTACCAAGTATCAAGGTTTTGAACGAGCAAAAGAAGACGATGCTGACGCAAGGTCATCGTGCTGTAGCACCTGTTCTCCTGTCGCATGACGACGGCATTCTCGATACTTTTAGTATGGCTCCCGGCGCTATGAATCCTGGTGGTGTCACTGCTGAAGGGCGTCCGTTGGTTCACGCCTTGCCCGTTGGTAATTTGGCGGCGGGGCAAGAGTTGATGGACATGGAGAGACAGGTAATAAACGATGGATTTTTAGTCAGCCTTTTTCAAATTTTAGTCGATACGCCGACAATGACTGCAACCGAAGTGCTGGAACGCGCCCGTGAAAAGGGGGCGCTGTTGTCACCGACGATGGGACGCCAGCAATCCGAAATGCTTGGCCCGATGATCGAACGGGAAGTTGATGTGCTGCTGAAACAGGGTCTTCTCCCGCCCATGCCCGACGTTCTCATTGAAGCGCAAGGTGAGTTTGAAGTCGAGTATGACAGTCCGCTGTCCCGGTCCCAGCGGGCAGAAGAAGCGTCAGGCTGGCTTCGCACACTGGAAGCCGCCATCGCCTATGCGAACACCACGCAAGACCTGTCGGTCCTTGACCAGTTCGACAGTGATGTCATTTACCAGCAACTTGCGGAGATCAACGCGGTCCCGGCGTCTTGGATGCGTGACCCCGCTGCCGTTCAAAAACTACGCGAAGGCCGCGCACAACAGCAGCAAATACAACAGATGGTAGAGGCCGCGCCCGCCGCTGCTGGTGTAATGAAAGCCTTGAGCTAATGGCGCATGAGGTTTCAGTTACCTTTCCTATGCGGACAAAAAGTGGGCTTGAGGTTTGGGTAAACGCCGCGTCAGTTAATCCTAAAAAACCAAAAGGCCCACGTTTTTCTGAAGACGAAGTACGCAGACGTATAATGTCTGGTAAACAAAAAGCGCACAGCATAAGCGCCACAATAAAAGGGGCGGCAATAAAAGCTAAAGCCCGGTCTAAAAAAGGGCTTAGTGCGTCCCCCGCGTCAATTCTTATCGGGGATATAATGGGTGAGTAATGCTCGACCAAGTTAAAGAATTCCTCGTCACCCGTGGGCAAGCCTACCATAAAACTTTTAGCGGGATTTATGGTGAGCGGGTCTTGAGCGATCTTGCGAAGTTCTGTCGAGCGAACGAGAGTACGTTCACACCAGACCCCCGCGCTGAAGGCATCCTTCAGGGACGCCGGGAAGTCTGGTTGAGAATATCCAAACACCTGAATTTGAGCGAAGACGAATTGCAAATATATTTTAACCCACAGGGAGAGTGATATGCCAAAAAACAAACCGAGTGCCTATATGAAAAAAGGCGGTGGAAAACAACCTAAACCCAGCACCAAGCGGAAACCGCCCCGCCGTGCTACAGCAAGGAAAAAGTAGGATACCTCATGGCTGAAGAAACTGGGTCCGCTGACGCGGGCAACCCAGCGGACGCTACCGCGCCCTCTGGTGAGACAAGCGCAGACGTAACAGCAGTACCGGGTTCACCATTAAAGACCACCCCCGAGGGGGGTTGGATCGAAGGGGTTCAAGACCCCGCGACGAAAGCCTGGGCAGAAGCAAAGGGACTCCAGAACGGGAGTTTTGAAAATGTCCTTGGGAGTTATCACAACCTTGAAAAGATGGTTGGCGCTGATAGGGCAGGGCGCACTATTACCCTGCTCGGTGATGATGCTAGTCCTGAAGAGCGGGACGCCTATTTCAATAAACTGGGCCGACCTGAAAGTGCCGCGCAGTATTCTGTGGCGTTACCGGAGGGCGTCACTGATGACACCCGTTTAAACATGATGCGGAACAAGGCGCACGAACTTGGTATTTCCGATGCACAGTTCTCTGGTCTTGCTGAAGCCGATGCGGCGTACATCTCCGCTACGGTTCAGGGCGTCAATGATAAAGCCGTTATCTCTGCCGCTGATGCGGAAGCACAGTTGCGTACCGAATGGGGCGCGGCATTTGACCTGAAGGTGGCAGGTATCGACGTAGCCGCGCACAAGCTGGGTCTGTCGGACGATCAACTCAACGGGTTGCGCGAAGCGATGGGTCCGGTTGAGTCCATGAAATTCGTAGACAGTTTAAACACTAAAATAGGCGATCACAACTTTGATGAGGGGGAGAAGATCATCCCCGGCCACAAGACACCCGAACAGGCCAGGGAGGAGTTGGACAATCTGAGCCTGAACAAAGAGTTTATGGACGCCTGGATGGACGGGGCGCATCCCGGTCACAAGGCGGCGGTTGAGAAAAAAGCCAGCCTTGCCCGTCTGATTTCGGGTGTGGTCTGATGAAACAGGTTCGTTTGGAAGCCCTCAAGCTGGCAAGTCAACTTGAGGGTGTGACCTCTGATAATGTGTTGGTTGTCGCTGAAATTTTAGCCCGGTATATCGAAGAAGGCCCGAAGGTTGTTGAGTTAGCCCCGTCACCCCGGCTAACCCGAAAGAGACGCAAAATATGAAATTATAACCTTCTTGTGTTTAAACATCATATATGCTCATAATGAAATTAGAGCACACCATGTGGTGTAGAACAGGCAACGTCGATAACCCAATCGGGCCGACAAAAAAGCCCTAGTATTGGCCCCGCTTCAGCGGATAAGCCTTCAGCTTTTGTTTCACTGACAAAAGGAAGGCATTTCTTATGTCAAACGAAATCTTAGATTGGTCAGTTATTGACTACAAATCGACTGTTGAGCATCTGCTTCAACAGCGGGGGTCTAAGTTTCGTGGAGCGGTTATGGAGGAGAGTTACCACGGTAAAAGTGGTGCGGCTGTCAACCAGTTGGGTGCGGTAACGGCGCAAGCCAAAACCACACGCCATGCCGATACTCCGCTCATCGAAACACCCCAAGATAAGCGTTGGGTCTATCCCACAGATTACGAATGGGCAGACCTGATTGACGATCAAGACAAGCTACGCATAATCGCCGATCCCACTTCTCCCTATGCGATTAATGGGGCGATGGCTTTGGGAAGGGCGATGGACGACTTGATCGTCACGGCGGCAACAGGAACCAGTAAAACGGGCGAGGACGGGACTACGTCAACGTCTTTCCCGGCTGGTCAGACTGCTGGTACGACATCTGGCGGTCTAACGGTCGCCAAACTACGCGAAGCCATGCAGTTGCTTATTGCGGCTGAAGTCGATGTGGACAATGAGCCTCTGTTTTGTGCCATCGGCGCACAACAGCATGACGATCTTTTAGGTGAAACCCAGGCTGTCAGCTTGGATTACACTAACAAGCCCGTCTTGGTTGATGGACGTATTAAAGCCTTCATGGGCTTTAACTTCATCGACAGCCAACGTTTGGCTATCTCTGGTACAGATCGCACCGTTATCACTTGGGCGAAATCTGGCCTTCACCTT